CAATTATGACGCAAATCATTGCATCAGGCGAAAGATTATTTTGGCCGCAATTTCAAATTAAAAATAAGGACGCGGTCAAAGAGGCGCGGCTAAACCACTTGGCTTCATTGATGACAACCAAGCAGGCCACGCCACAGGACATGGCCGAGCATGACGCTATGGCTAACGAATTGTATCAAGACGATTTATTGGCCGATATTTTGGCAACGACTAATCGGCCTCAGTATATTGAATTGACAAGCCTTAAAGCCGTGCTATAATTTTGGCAGATAGAAATGGATTTAAACGCAACATGGCGTTTCAAATAAGCAGACCCTAAAGGTTTTGAAAACCTTTAGGGTCTCACACAACACGAATTTAAACCCCACACAGTGGGTATAAAAATATCCTTGCAAGGTGGGGTAGTCACTCTGATTTAGTCAGAGGGGCTACCCCAAATCACACGCTCAACGGTAGCAACCTACTCAACGGCGTAAGCAGTGACAATCTGTCACCGCTTACGCCGTTTTTGTTTTTCCCCCCATGAACAAAAAACCCACCCCCAAAAATGGGGATTTACTAGAACAAACCTTAAACAGAATTACTTTAATGCCGTTGACTGAGGCGGAGGGCGCGTCACCCTCTCGGCGCATTTCAGCCATTGGGATTACCGCCGATGTGCTAAACCGAAATGGGCGCATGTATCCTGCTTCGGTTTTGAGCGTGGCGGTTTTGGAAGCGCAACAACGCATGGCGCAAGGGGAATATCTCTTTGGTGAGCGTGACCACCCGCATGATAGAGATGGAGCTTCATTAGAATCGACCTGCGTTAATTGGGACAAAATCACCTTTGATGGCAAACAGGTATTGCTTGAAGGGGTGATTATTCAGAATGAAGCAGGCAACGACATTTTGGCCTTTTTTGCCGAAGGCATTATGCCGTGTGTGTCGCAACGCGGTTATGGTGCGAGTGATTACATCAAGCAGGGTGATGGCTATGTTGAGCAAATCCTTAGCTTGAAAATTTTAGGCTATGACTTAGTGGTTTTTCCCAGCGACGCAGTGGCTGGGGTGACGAAAGTAGAATCAGAGGAGTTGTCAAAGATGAATGGAACGCAAAACCCCACAGACATCACCCCCCCGTTGACTGTGGATGATTTCAAAAAGCAATATGGGGACGTGGTTGCTCAATTGTTAAATGAGGAGCAACAGAAGCGAGAGGCCGAGTCGCAAGCGCAAGCGCAGGCTCAGGCTAAAATTCAAGCCGAGAAAGATGAATTGGAACGCCAGTTGCGTGAGGCGGCGGGCGTGCCAGAATCGGCGAATTTGCAAGAAGCCCTGAAAGCGCAAGCCAATAAAATGAAGCAGATTCAGGAGGCCGAACTCAAGGCGCAAATTGACACGGCCATTACTGAGGCGGCGGACAAATTGAAATACTCTGCCGAGATGAAGGGCAAATTTGTGGAGTCGGTCAAGCGGCTTGAGCCTCATTCGTTGGAGGAGGCCAGCCGATTTATCGCCGCGACCCAAATTGATTATGATGCGCGCATGGCGGAGGTGGCACTCAAGGCGCAGGGCTATGTGCCGCAAAAGGGGCCAGTGATTCAGGCCAATGATGTGTTGGAAAGTGAGTTGGGGATTCCTGAATTTGCGCGGGCGGCGTTTGAATTGAACGAGAGTTTGCGTAAGACCACCCATACGGTATTACTCAACTTTAAGCAGCCGCGTAACTTGAATGAGGCGTATGCGGCGAAGGTATTGCAATTATTTGCGAGTAAACATCGGCATCAACTCAAAGAAGAATCGCGCATGTGGGCGGAGGCGGAAACAACCGCCGATTTGCCTTTGCGTTATTCGGCGGCGTATGGCGCAATGTTGGAGTCCCTGCCTAAGTTGGTGTCATCTTCGGTGTTTGATTTTGATACGATTGACGGTAGCCATACTGAAATTTTCTTTGAGAAATATGTCGCCGAAACGGGGTCACACCCTACCGTTAGCAGCTTGGCAGTGGTCGCGACGTTGGGCGAATATGTGGAGATTACGGGCAGCTTGATTGATTTTAGCTCAGTGGTCGTGACCCATGCTACCACCCTAACCACCATTTATGAATTGGGAACGGATTATCTCATTGATTACGATGAGGGCAAATTCATGGCTCTGACAGGCGGGGCGATTACCAATGGGCAAACCGTTTTGGCTTCTTACAAATATCGGGCGTATCGCAATGGGGAAATGCAACCCATTCAGCGCGGCAAGGGCAAAATTGATAGCCAACTCATCAAAACAACTCCCTTGCGCTTGGCAACTCAGATTAGCGATGAGGCCATGCGCTTTAGTCGCAGTCAATTAGGCTGGGACGCAACCAACCGCACGCTCAGTATGCTGGCGACAGAAATGCAACGCACCATTGATGCTCATGTCTTTGCCAATGCCATGCACGCTGTATTACGGGTGGAGAATAATAGTGGTGGTAGTTACGCCTCTACTGCGCCCATTGCTGATTTGGTGAAGATGATTGGTTACGCTAAGGTTAAGCTGGCTGGCACGGGTCGTTATTACCTCCCGACGGCTATCGTCATGAGTGAGGCGAATAGTGATAATGTGGGAAATTGGGACGGCTTTACTCAAGCAGGCTCGCGCCCTGATGGTGATTTAAATGCCAATGGTTTCGCGGGACGGCTGAAAGGTACGCCCGTTTTTGCCTCAACTGAGTTTAGCGATTCCTTTACCCTGGTGACTAATCGGGAGTTGGTCATGCACCGCGTCTCTGACCCGATGGAGATTCAGGGGCCTTTGCCCTCTTATAGTAGTGAGGGTCAACTGGTGGCCGCGAACCAATATTACATGCAACAATATTCGGCCTCCCCTTCTCCCATCAAAGAGAAAGGCGTTTACATTCGACACACCTAATTTAAGCTAGTCAGCTTGTCAGTCGGTCAGCTAGTCAGCTTGTCAGCTAAAAACTGAAAGACTGACTAGCTGATAGCTAACCTAAAAGGATAACCAACTATGAATAATTTCCCCCGTACCCATTACTATAATTTAACGATGTTGGTGGCTCTGATGCTTGTGTTGATAATGGTCGCAAGCATGAATTTTTCCGCCAAACGCATTGAGGCCGCGCCCGCGCTTGCGCCCACGCCGATTGCCAACCTGTTGGATAATGGCGGCTCGGCGAAGGTGGTTGATTTTATTGTTAAGCAAGCGTTGACTGCTTCTCTTAATTCGGCGAGACAGAGCTTGGGCAATGTGCAATATTTAGATGTGCAAACCACCATTGACCAAACGGCAGTGAATACCGCCTCCGTCAAAATTCAGTATTCTAACGATAATGTCAATTGGGCGAATGGCGTAACGCTAGTGAGCGATAACGCCGCCGATGCGACTGACTTAACACGAGTGCCAAACTTTGGCCTGTACACTCGCTTTGCGGTGACGTTAGCCAATAGCAATCCCGTAACGGTGACAGTCAACGGCATGATTGTAACGAGGTGACAATGATTACGGTCAAGATAACCTCGCCTGTGCCGATTATTTTGGCAGGTCAACGGGTTTTGCCTGGCGAAACCCACACAGTCAACTTGGGGCAATATCTCCAGGCCAAAGAAGTATATCCTGAAGGCCTTAAGCCGATTACCCCGATTGATGAAGTTGTTGCCACTGAAGTTGTTGTTGAACCCGTTAAGGAAGCCAAACTACCCCATGATGAGTCTGTCCAAGTTAGTCCAACTACTCGAAAACGACGTACCGCAAATTGAGACCGTCCCTGGACGGCTGCAAGTGGAGCAGGCGGTGCGGGCAGCAGTAGATGATTTTTCCATGCGCGCGCCCATGCGAAAGGTGACGGCGATTAACGTGGTGAGTGGCACGGTTTCTTACACTATGCCATTGGATTTTTCTAAGCTGATTAAGGTTTGTCCCGTTGGCGGAAGTGGCAACATGGGTTTAGTGGCTGTGCCAATGGGGTCAGTGACAGAAAGGGCATTTGTGCAGGGCGATAAGCTGGTGTTTTATCCTCAGCCTACCAGTTCAGGCCAGCGAGAGGTGCATTATGCGGCCCGCTATGCTTTAGATGAAGCCCGTAATTATCAGGATATGACCGAGCCGATAGCCCATATCGTGTTGCTCAAGGCGAAGGCAATCTTAACAAATCTTTTGGCAACGAATACGGGTGGGGACGGCTGGAAATATTCTATCGGTGATGAATCGGTGGATAAATCTACGCAGGGCAATAATTTGCGGCAAAATGCTGACCATTTTCACAATGTTTATATGGAAGCGGTCAACCGCTTTATCGGTTTTGTGGGAATGAGGTAGAGACAGGGCATGCCCTGTCTCTACAAAGGACATCACTATGCTAACGGCTCACGATAGGGCGCAGATGACGAAGGCTCTGGCGATGGTGCGGCGGGATAACCTCCAACCCATTGTCATACGGCGGCGGTCATTTAGCAATGCTGACCCCGAAGGCATAGAGCTTGAGCTTGTGCCGCAATGGGTACGGATTGCCCGTTTATCAAGTGGCTCGGCTTCGGCCTCCAAAGGTGAAGGGTCGGAGGTGACGCGGCAACGTTGTTTGGTGGTGGCCGATAAGTCGGCGGACATTCAGGTACATGACCGCTTTAACGATGAAAATGGTTCGTTATATATCGTCAATGCCATTCGCCCTAATCGCCTCGTGCAGTTATCGGCTGAGGCGGAGATGGTGAGCTAGTCAGCGTTCAGCTAGTCAGCTAGTCAGCAAAAACTGACAGGCTGAACGCTGACCGACTGAGTAGCTGACAAACTATGTCTTTCGAGTGGATTGTTCCGCCAAGTGCCTGGGATGGCGAGTTCCGTCAACATCCTGAAAATGTGATGGTGGCTCTGTTGGCGATTGGTCAACGGGCAGGGACGGAGATGCAAAATCAGGCCAAGCGGGACGCGCCCTGGACTGACCGCACAGGCAATGCGCGGACGGGCTTGATTGGCACGGCTGATAAAATCGGCGCGACGCAGGTGGAGATTGTGCTAGGCCATACGGTCGTTTACGGCGTGAAGTTGGAGCTAGGGCATGGGCGCAGATTCGCGGTGGTCGAGGCCACCATTGAGAATTATCTGCCGCAATTGGAAGGATTGATTAGAGAGGTGTTTGGGGCATAAAAGCTATCAGCGTTCAGCTAGTCAGTCGGTCAGCTATCAGCAAAAGCTAACAGGCTAAAAGCTGACCGACTGACTAGCTGACAAGCTGACAGACTAACTATGAAACAAGCCATGCTGAATGTATTGCAAGCGGATGCCGATTTGAACGCCCTCTTAACGGGCGGGATTCATGGGGTGGTGGAGATTAACCGCCGCAAAACCCCGACGGCCTTTGATAGTGGCAATGAATTGTTGCCCTGCGCCTTGCTCAAGCAAATCTCCGCCGTGCCTGATGGCCCGTACAACACCAGCCAACGCTTGATACTCAGCCTGATAATGTACCAACTCAACAACCACGCCATTATTGAACAAGCCCGCCATCGGGCTTACGCTTTACTCAATCAGCAACGGCTCATGCCGATTAACGGTGGTGGCGGTTGGCTCATCGAGCATAACAACGATATTTTGGACACTTACGATGATGCCCTGAACGCTTATATGATTGTGAGCCGATTTAGGGCTTGGGTAAATAGGATTTAGCTCGTCAGCGTTCAGCCAGTCAGCCATCAGCAAAAAAGCTGACAAGCTGACAAGCTGAACGCTGACAAGCTCATTAACGAATGAGTAAACCGTTTGGATTACGCAATGTAAAACTGGTCTCAATGGACGGCCTGACCGTTGTGCCGTTGGAGGCCAGCCAAACCCTCGGCTTTAGCGAGAAAATTAGCGGGGGCGAGTTGAAGGGTGATGATGTTATCAAGGCGTTAGTTTCTTTCTCCGAGCAGATTGAATGGGAGCTAGAGGCGGGCGGGATTCCTTTTGAGGCTTACGCCCTCATCACGGGGCGCGCCATCACGACCACAGGGACAACGCCCAACCGCACCTCCACCTTAACGGGGCATGGCGGGGACGTTTATCCCTATTTTCGCATTTATGGGCAGTCGTTGGGCGATATGCAAGATGATGTCCATTGCAAGATTTTTAAATGCAAGGCCAGTGGTAAGATTGAAGGAAAATTTGGCGAGGGGAAATTTTTCGCCACCAAAATCAAGGGGAATGGTGTGCCTGATGACGCGAGCAGTGGCAAAACGTTTGAATTTGTCACGCATGAAACGGCCACGCCGATTAGCGTTTAGCTAGTCAGCGTGTCAGCGTTCAGCTAGTCAGCAATCAGCGTTCAGCAATGAGCAAAAAAAGCTGACCGACTGACCGACTGACCGACTGACAAGCTGAAAGACTGACAGACTTATTATGAGCAAACGTAGAGCGCAGTTTAAGGTTAATTATGAATTTGAGTTGCCGAGTGGCAATGTGGTTTTATTGAAGCCTGTTTCCATGTTTGACTTGGCGGCACAAGGGAAAATTCCGCAAAGCCTAACGGCGGCGGCGGAAGAAGTGACAAATCGCAGTGGCAATGGTGGGCTGAATCTTGAGCAGATGAAGGAATATACCAAAGTGGTTAACGCGGTAGCCATCGCCTGTTTCGTTGACCCGCCTTTAGCTGAGGCAGAATCGGAAGAATGTCTAGCGGTGGGCGACCTCTCTTTTGTAGACAAGCTCTCAGTTTTTCAATGGGCGAACCAGGGGCCGCAAGCCCTGAAGCCGTTTCGTGGAGAATCGGCGGGAGTGCCTAACGCTCTATAATGTTGCCACTGCCTTCGGGCAGCGACCCTCCGCCATTATCGGCGTGACCGATAATTACACGGCGTATCAATTTGACGTGGCCGTGATGTTAGTAGGCCGCACCTGTGAACGGTTAGCCCGTGAAGATAATGGCGATTTAGAGATTTATTTAGACGGGGAAACGGTGAGCAAGTACCAGTCGCCACCCGTGCAAAACTTACCTAAAGTAAACATTAACGCCATGGGAACATGGTAATTCAGCTAGTCAGGAGGAATTATGAGCATTGCATTGTATGAACAGGCGCGGCAATCGTTTGCGAGTGGCGAAATAAATTGGGGTAGCGATACCATTAAGATGCTGTTGGTTGATTTGGGGCTTTATACGCCCAATTTGGTAACACATCGCTACTTTACCTCCATTCCCACCGAAGCGATTGTGGCAACGGCGACCCTCACGGGTAAAACGGCCACCAATGGCGAATGTAAGGCCAGTGACGTGGTATTTCAAAATGTTAGCGGGGAAACGGTGGAGTCGTTCCTGATTTACAAGGATACGGGAACGGGCGCAACCAGTCCGTTGATTTTGGTAAATGATGGGGTGATTCCCGTCAACTGCGCGGCGGTTGCCAGTGTGGGCGCAACGACTTTGACCATTGACCCGTTGTTTTTACCCGCCAAAACGGGCAATCAAGTGGTGTTTTCAGGTGGCGTGACCGTGACTTTAACGGCGGATGCGGCACAAGGGGCGCGCTCACTCGCCATTACCGCACTCACCAGTGGGCAATCCATTGCCGCAGGTGAGGCGGGGACCGCTTACGTCGGTGGCAAGTTACGCTTTACACCGAACTCTGGTAACGCCGAGATGGTTTGGGGCGGAACGTGGATTTTCAAGTTGTAGATAGCTAGTCAGCCAGTCAGCGTTCAGCTAGTCAGCCAAAAACTGACCGACTGAACGCTGACTGGCTGATAGACTGACAGGCTGACTATGGATTTAGCTATTTTAGCGGCGGAATTAGAAAAATTAGATTATGCGCTGTTAGATGACGCGGCAGCGGCGGCGGAGTTGAACAAGAAAGACATCGCCACGTCTCACCCCGTTAATCGGATATTAATCAAGAATTTGAAGCTATTCACTATGACCGTGCCGATTGTCATGGTTTCAGGTGGCGAAGTGAATTTGTGGTACATCATTGAGGCCAAATCTCTCGCGGGCGTGCCGCCATTCAAGATTTTATGGGGACTATTTCAAGATGATACCTTTCAATCCATTGATTTTAGTGGCTTTCAAGCGGCCATGTTAAACGCTGGGCTGGATAACTTGGTGGCTGATAGCAACCTGGTTTTTGATGAAGCGGCTAAAACGGCTTTAACGGCACAAATCATGGGCTTGGTTGAAGTGGAATATTCTAGCATTGCCGATGGCTTGGGGCTTGGAACTGTCACTGAATTAGATGTGAACCGCGCGAGGTATAGCTATGGCGATTAGTCAATTAATAAATAAGGGCGTAACTTCAAAAACCTTCAAGGCCACAGGTGGCGATGTCACTATTACGATTAGCTCAGGCACTAATCTGGCGAATAGCGCAGGGCGCATGTCGGCGCAGGCTGATTTAGGGGCATTTCCCCGCACCACCATGTATGAATGGAAAGCAAAATTTCGCTCACAGGTGGCCGCAACCTTAGCGGCGGCGGTGACGCTTTATATCGCGCAAGGTGATGGAACGTACATTGACGGGAATTTGGGGACGGCTGACGCGGCAGTGGCGGGGGCTGACAAGCTCAATAACCTCAAACAAATCGGGCAAATTTTGGTGGATATTTCCAATACCACCGATTACATGCAGGCCAGTGGCGTGTTTTCTTGCTATTCCCGTTATATGTCGTTATTGGTTCGCAATTCAACGGGCCAAGCCGTCAATGATTTTGAGTTCATAATGACTGAGTTAATCTCTCAAACGGTGGCAAGTTAGATGTGGCCAGCAACGGGTGGACTTATCACTTATGTGGGGGAATGGATAATTCATACTTTTCTGAGTAATGGTGTATTTATCCCATTGCGCGACTTAGAGCTAGAGGTTTTGTTAGTGGCGGGTGGTGGAGGGGGGAACAGAGGTGGCGGAGGGGCGGGTGGGGTTATTTTGATAAAAAATTACACCACTAGTCAAGCGATTCCCGTCACAGTTGGCGCAGGCGGGAACGCGGCAGCTAACGGCAATAACTCTGTATTTGGCACAATCATCGCAACGGGCGGCGGATATGGCGGAGGGGTGGGGAGTGTTGGAAGCGTAGGCGGAAGTGGTGGGGGGATGGGCTCCCATAATGCAACTATCGCAGGGGCATCTGGAATTGCTGGACAGGGTTATGCGGGAGGCTCAAATAATGGTGCATCTCCCTACCCCACGGGTGGCGGTGGCGGGGCAGGTGGGGTGGGGGGAAATGGTAGTGGTACGGTGAGTGGCTCTGGTGGAGTTGGCATTCAATCATCAATTAACGGCACGGCAACCTATTACGCAGGTGGTGGTGGCGGTGCGGCCTACAGCACGGCTGGCAGTGGAGGTAATGGCGGTGGCGGGGCGGGGACATCAGGCACAGGCAATGCAGGTGCAGCAAATACAGGCGGCGGTGGTGGCGGCGGCAATACCGCAGGTGGAGCAGGCGGTTCTGGCATTGTTATTGTCCGTTATCGCCTCATTCATCACAAAATCTTTGCCGTTCCTTCATTGGCCGCGTTAGGTAATTCATTTCAAATGAGAGGCAATAATTTATGAGTAAATTTGATGCTGGCTCAACCAGCAAATCCACCGACATTTATATTACGGACGAGCTCGGCAACCCTAAAACGGGACTGGTCTATAACTCGGCGGGCGCAGGGGCTTATTATCATCGCCCAGGTAGCGCGCCTGTGGCGATTACCTTAGCGACATTGGCCTCCGTGACTGCGCCCTGGTCATCGGGTGGATTTATTGAAGTGGACGCGACCAATCACCCTGGCCTCTATCGGCTGGATATTCCCAATGCGGCCCTAGCAAGTGGTGTTGACGAAGTTTTCGTTAGCCTGAAATTTACGGGCGCGCTCATTCAGCCCTTAAAAATTATTTTAGAGACCAAAACGTTGGTCGCCATTACCACCGCCATTTTAGATGAATTGTTATCAGGCCATGCCGTTTCTGGCAGCGTAGGCGCAGGTATTTCAACCTTGCTGACCAACGTGAGCGCGGTCAAGGCAAAAACCGATTTGCTCATTTTGGCGGACATTGCGGCGGCGGTCTGTGATGAGCTACTCGCGGGCCATACCACCTCAAATAGTTTAGGCAAGGCCATAACCGACATTCTTACTAATAGTGGACGGCTAGATGTGACCCTTAGCACCCGCGCCGATGGCTCAGTGTGGACATCGGGCAAGGCCGCTTATTTGGACGCGGCGATAACGAGCCGTGCGGCCGCGAGTAGTTTGACCACCACTGATGGCAAGATTGATTTAATCAAGGCGAAAACGGATTTGCTGACTTTAGCGGCTATTGCTGCCGCCGTATTAGATGAACTGTTGACTAGCCATGTGGCAACGAATACGCTCGGCAAGGCCATCAATGATTTGGTGGCGGGGGTCAATGCCACTTTAAGCCAACCCACGTTAGACGCGATTGCCAATAACCTCCTGAAGAAAGATTTAACGGGGACTACAGGCGAGGCGCGGCGGTCAGTTTTGAATGCCATCCGCCCCTTGCTCAATAAGGTGGACGTGGTGGGCGTGACCCAACGCACTTATAAGGAAGATGATACCACCGTGGCCTTTACCGCCACCGTCACCACCGCCACCTCCACCGATGCAATTGTGGGGATAGACCCGAATTAAGGAGCTAGTCAGCGTTCAGCTAGTCAGCCATCAGCAAAAACGCTGATAAGCTGACAGACTGATAAGCTGACAGACTAACTATGGACAGATATTACGGCTCGGCCAATCAAAGCGAAT